ATAACAACAGATGTTTTAAAAAGAGCAATGAAGGGTAATGCTTCTGCAATGTCTGCTGTTAATAAGGCTTCTAATCATTTACTTGCTTCTACTAAAAAACTTAAAACAGGATTATTTAGCATTTCAAATGATGGTAGATTACTTTCTAATACGTTTGCTACTTTACGTTCAAAAATGCTTCTTGCTGCATTTGCTGCTACAACCGTTACAACATTATTTGTAAATCAAGTTAGGGCTTTTGGTAGACAAGAAGCATCAGTAAAAAGATTAGCAGATGTATTTGGTAATCAAGCAGCAAAAAGATTAGATGAATTTTCTTCTGCACTTCAAAGAAATAGCACTTTTGGTGATGAAAACATAAATATAGTTATGTCGCAAATAGGTGCATTTGGTGCATCAGAAGAACAAACTAAAAAATTAATGCAGGCAACTATTGATTTGTCTGCAGGAATTGGTATTGACTTAAATTCTGCAGGATTGCTTGTTGCAAAAACTATTGGTTCATCAACTGATGCCTTAACAAGATATGGTGTAGGGGCTGATGGAGCAAAAGAAAAAAATGAAAAAATTGCTAATGTAATAAAGTCTGTTGAAGAAAAATTTGGTGGACTTGGCAAAATGCTATCACAGACCACAGAAGGTCAATTAGCCCAAGCTGCTAACGCTTTTGGTGATTTCCAAGAAAATATAGGAGAAGCATTAGCACCTACAGTTTTATTCCTAGCAAACACATTAAAGGTTTTATCGCAAGCATTAAATACAAGAGTAATAAAATTATTTATTAAATCAATAATTGTCCTCACGTCAGCTTTGATAGCTCAAAGAGCTATATTAATTGCTCAAACTAAGGCTACAATAGCATACAAGATTGCGACAATGAGTTTAACTAGAGCTACAAGGCTAGCTACTGTTGCATTTGGAAGGTTTTCTCAAAGTGTTGCTAAAAATAAAATTGGAGTATTTATTGCAGTAATGGGAGGTGCAATAGTTGCATTTAATGAGTTTTTTAGAAGCACAGATGATGCAGACGAAGAATTAAAAGACTTTAAAAAGAATTTAAATGATTTAACTGAAGGTAGTCTTGAACATACTAAATCTATTTTAGAAAATACTAAAAACTTAAAAAAACAACTAGCTTTACTCAATGCTACATCTGAAGTAGAAAAAATGGAAATTGAGCTTAAAAGAAAATTAACTGCAGAAGAAAAACTATTAGTAGAGCAAATTAGAAATAAAAAAGCTGCTTTAGAAGCTACAAAGAGATTAGAAGAAGACCAAGTAAAAAGACAAAGTGATATATTAGATATTATAGAACGAGTAAATGGAGCAGAGGAAGATGCAGCATTAACAAAATTAAAAGTAGAAAGAGATTTAGTTCAATCTGAAATAAAAAGACTTGAAGCAGAAAAAGAACTAGAAGAATTAATGGGTGGTTCAATTTTACTTAATAAAATAACTAATAATCAATTAGAAAAATTAAGAGAAACTTATGATAAACTAACTGAATCTATTAATAATTATGGACAGGAAACTATAGATATCAATACTTTACTACTAGAAGAGACAGGTGAATTTTTTGCAGCAATATCTGAAATAAGTCAGCAGTCTGCTGATTCAAGAATTAATAACATTAATTCTGTAATGAACGAAGAAATTAATGCTCTTAAAAAAACAAGAAGTTTTAAAAAGATGTCTGATAGTAGACAAGCTGAAGAAGAACAAAAAATTAGAGATAAACACGAAAAAAGAAAAGCAAAAGTTAGGAAAGAAGCTAATCGTGTAATGTTATTAGACTTTAGGTTTAGACAAGCAATGTCAATCAAAGATGCAGTTATTAGCACAAAAACAGCATATAATGCAGCTTTATCAAGACCTCCTGCACCAAATATACCTTTAGCTGTTTTAGCAGCAAGTTTAGGTGCTGTTCAAGTTGCAGCGATTGCAGCACAAAAACCTCCAAAAATGGAACGTGGTGGACTTATAGGAGGTAGAAGACATTCTCAGGGTGGAACTATGATAGAAGCAGAGCAAGGTGAATTTGTTATAAACAGAAACGCAGTAGATGCTATTGGTGTTGAAAACTTAAATAGAATGAATAGAGGTGGTGGTGCACCAATTAGTATAAGTTTTACAGGTAATGTTATGTCAGATGACTTTATAGAAAACGAAGCAATACCAAAAATTAAAGAAGCTGTCCGTAGAGGTTCTGATATAGGAGTTAGTTAATGATTACATTACCAAGCAAGTTTGAAAGAGATATACAAAGTAATCAAACATTTTTAATTCCACTTATTGTTGTAGACCATGAATCAGATGACCCTATTTACATTTCTACTAATAAAGGATTATTTGATAATAATTTATTTTTTGAAGACAGAAGTCTTAAAATTGGCAGCATAAAAGAATCTATTAATTTAGACACTAGTGTTTTTAAAATAAATAACATTTCTTTTACTTTAAGTAACTATGTAATAAATGGAACTAGATTTAGCGATTTTGTTGCAGAAAGAGGTCTTTTAAATAAATCAGTAAAAGTTTTTTATAAAACTCAATCTGCAATTAATTTAACAGATTGTATACTTATTTATGAAGGTAATATAAAAAGATTTACGCATGATGATAAACTTTGCAAAATACAACTTGAAGATAAAACTGAAGATAAACTATCAAAAGAAATTCCAATAGCTAATACAGGCTTTAAGTCTAATGTTTATAGTAAGAATTATTTAGATAAGCCAATACCTATATTATATGGAAAAGTTGATAAAGCTCCTGCTATTCCATTTTTAGAAGAATTAAATCAATCAAATGAAATAGTAATTAAAATTATATGCGATGATACTTTAGGTGGCGTAAATAAAAGAATGGAAGTTGGGAGTTTTTTTCCTGACGAATCTACACAAAATTTACTTGATTCAAATTTTATTAATCCCCTTTATATTTATAAAGATGATTATTTTCAAGTATTAGAATATTATGATGTTAATAAAATAATTGGAAGTCAAACCGAATGGAAATGGATGGAATACGAACAATACACACTTGTCAATGGTGAATTCTTACAAATAGTTAAAAAGTATTCAGGTTTAACTGCTTCAAATCCTCCTGCTGACAATGAATTACAATGTGTTAAATTGAGATTCCCAAATAATATCTTTTCTTTACCTAACCCATCTTATGAAGATGATTCAGCTCTAATTGACAACGGTCTTTTTTCTGTTTCCTATAATCAACCTTTTATTAAATCTCCTGAGCTGTCTTTTGATAATCCATTTTTAAGTAATTTTAAAAACTATTATTGGACACCTACTTTAGGTGATAATTTTTTAGATACTTTTTCTCAAATACCTGATAGAACCTTAAATATAGATTCAGATACTCAATTTTTAGTTCAAGACTTTCAAGCTAACTCACCTCAAATAGGTCTATTAAATTATAATAATAGCTTTGCAGGCAGCGTTCAATTAAATAGAGGTCAATATGAGCTAATGTCTTATTTATCAAGATATGCTCATATAAATAATACTGTTGAAAATCCTACAATTCAATTTATTAGAATACCAAATGGTCATGCAATAAGAGATAGAGTTAATTTTAAATTGTGGATGGAAATATTTTCTTTTTATGGCAATTTAATAGATGCAAATAATGGTACAGATATTCTTATTGATTCATGGAAAGAACAATTTGGTCAAACATCAGATGGAGAAATAGACCCAAAAACTTTACCTTTACTTATAGAACAACCTAGAATTAACGCTGTAACAAATATAAATTCTAATTTATGTAATTTGTGGGCAGAGGCTTCAGGGTTAGATGTAGATTGGTATTCTAGTAATTATCCAAATAACAACCCTGATTTATTATTTGAAGAAGATTCAGATGATATAAGGTCATTTGGATATTTATGTAATGATGGTAGTGCTCAGTCAAGAACAGGTAAAATAAATTATCCTAATTTTTGGATGAGATGGAATATTATTGAAGAAGATATAAATATTATAATGCCTGTTGTTCAAAACCCTTTTAGTTATGGTATCACTACCAATACATTTAATCCTGCTAATTTTTTTAATTCCAATTACTGTTCAACAAGTTTAAAAAATGGAAATATATCAGATTATAATAGCCCTGAAGTTGGCAGATTTTTTAACCTTATAGATTTAGAAAATGGAGATGGTGGTTTATTTGATAAAAATGAATTAGCAAGATATATACCTATAAATCAAACAGCAAAATATAGAGGAGGAGTAACCTCTGATTCAACAGGACATGGTCTATCCTCTTTCCAAAAATATACTTGTGCATGGAACGGTGTAAATCGAATCTTTTGCGATGATGGCTATACACAAAGTTACGGAGATTCAAGTAAATTTTATTTTGGCAAATACACTCCACAAGATTGGGCAGAACAAGGAGAAGAAGGAAAACACACAAGAGAATCTGAAGTTTTGAGTGAATCTACAGGAACAATAAATGGACAAGATAAATGGTTTATATGGGTTTCTAATACAATAGAAAATGCAAGCCCTGCTCATAATACGGAAGGTTTTACTAGCGTAGCAGAATTTAACATGGTTTTAGAACATTTAAGAGTTCAGGGTAATACTCTTATTTCTTGTAGTTCTTGGGTTATGCCAAATACAGTTTATGGTACTGCTTATGAAACAGGATGGGGATTTACATCAGGTAGTAATCTGATTTCAAATATTGATGAAAATATCATTATTAACAAAACAGATTTTTCATCTTTAAGATATGGATTAGTGTTACCATTTAAAGACCAAGAAATATCAGATGATATTCATACTGATACTTATTTTTCAGGTAAATTTTCAATAAATTTTATTCCTGAAGAAGAAAACGGAACAACGAGAACAACAGAAAATAAAATAAAAGTAACATTAAATGGCATAGATGTAAATAGTGAAAGTTTATCTGTAGATTGGGAAACTTTTGATTTTGATGCAGATGCAGGTGGAGCTACACTAATTAATCAAACTTTAGAAGATTGCAACAATAATTTAAAAACAATTTTTGACACTTTTGATACTGATATACAAAGCACTAATGATGTAGAAGGTCAAAATAATTTCTATGACGGAACATTACCTGAAATAGCTGACAATTTTCATACTGTTAATAATTATAATTCTTTAGCTATGTTTTTTAGATTGACAGAGGGAGCTAACATCGCTAGTAATATTGCAAAATTTAACTTAGAAATAAACAATATTAATATGTTTCATTATATTATATTTGAAGCAGCTTTGGATTCACCTTTATATATTAATGCAAATGGAAGAATTGATAATAGCGTTGATTTTAGATATACAGGATTAAGCAATAGTGATTCAATAGAAAGACCATGTGATATAATATATCATTTTATAGAACAAGAATTGAATCTTTTAGATTCTGTAGATGTTGAAAGTATAGTAAAAGCTAGAGAAGATTCAAAGATAGATAAATTTGCATTTAGTTTAAATAAAAAAACTAAAGGCAAAAAACTGATTCAGGAAATGTGTAAAAATACAAATCTATTTGCGTTATTTAAAGGAACTTCATTATTTTCTTTAGCTTCTGTTAAAAACTCATACGAAAATAGTGATATGATGATAAAC